TTTTGAAAAATTTAATTTTGATGGTACAGATAAACTTATAATTGCAACAGGACATTCTCCTGCACAAATAATTAATACAAGTTTTGCAGTAGATGTAGTAAATGCAACAGGTGGAGGAACAGCTCCAAGTAATCCTAAGTTTGTAAAAGCATTTCAAAACCATATGTTTTATGCTGGTGCAACTAACTCACAAGAGATTATATTTAGTGTACCTTTTGAAGAAGATAATTTTACAACTGGTAGTGGTGCGGGATCATTTAAAGTTGACTCGACTGTTGTTGGATTAAAAGTATTTAGGAATGAATTAATTATATTCTGCCAAGATAGAATTTATAAATTAACAGGAACATCAAGTTCTACATTTGCAGTACAAGAAGTTACAAGAAATATTGGATGCAGAGATGGTGGTAGTATTCAGGAGATTGGTGGTGATGTTATATTTTTAGCACCAGATGGTTTAAGAACTATTGCTGGTACAGCTAGAATTGGTGACGT